CTGAAGGACTGTCAGAGGGTGATGTACGTGGCATTGTAGACAGCTTTGGATTTGCTACTTCTGCTGACGTACAGGCTGGCTTTGATGATCTTAATGACAAGATTGACAACGTACTCAACGGTGTTGCTACACAGTTTACAGAGCAAGAAGCTGCGTTTGCTGCTGATCTACTTGGTTTAGAAACCTCTGTATTCCAACAATTAGCGGCTACAGAAGGCGCTCTAAGAGACGAACTGTTAGGCTTAGGTGAAGACTTAGACAGTATTAGAGCAGACTTTTCAGGACGTTTTGATGAGTTTGCAGATACCTTTGCTCTCTTCCAGACAGACGTTAGTGGACAGTTTGCTGACCTTAATCAACGCTTTGATGATGCTATCAACGGCATTGCTACACAGTTTAGCGATCAAGAAGCAGAGTTCCTAGCTAGTATTACAGGACTTGAGGCTTCTATAATTCAATCTCTTGCAGCAGTAGAAGGTGGACTTAGTGCTGAACTAGAGATGCTAGGCACTGATCTAATATCTTTGCAAGAAGACGTAGCAGGACGTTTTGATGAGTTTGAGTCGTTTACTTCAGAGCAGTTTGAACTTGCAGCGACTGAACGTCAACAACTACAGCAAGCTATTATTGCGGCTAACGGTGACATTACACAGCTAAGCGCTGACATGCAACAAATGTTTGCAGACTTTGGCGGTACTATTTCTGATCTGTTTGCTGGCGTAGGTGTTGACATTGAAGCACTACAAGCAGGACAGATAACGCAGGAAGAAGCACTAGACCAACTGCGTACGTCTATAGGACAACAGTTTACCACGGCGCAGGAAGAGCGTCAGGAGCTACAACAAGCAATCATAGCTGTCGGTGGTGACGTAACTCAGCTTAGTGACGACATGATGCTACGGTTCCAACAGCAGGACCAAAGCATAGAAGAACTGTTTTCTGGTACTAACGTAAACATTGAGGCATTACGTCAAGGGCAGATAACACAACAAGAAGCATTTGATGCTTACCAGCAGTACACAACAGAGCAGTTTGGTCAAGCACAACAAGACCGTTTAGCACTAGCTCAAGAGATAATCAGTGTTGGTGGTCAGGTAGAAGCTCTTAGTGCAGACAGTCAACAACGGTTTGCTGAACTAGGTTTGTCTCTTGCTGATCTGCAGGAAGAATTTAATGTAAACCTAGTTGGTCTACAGCAAGGACAGATTAGTCAGGCTGAAGCGTTTGGTCAGTTTAGAGACAGTGTTACTACACGGTTAGGCTTGGCAGAAGAAGAACGTGAAGAAATACTGACACGTCAAGCTGACTTTGAAAGAGTGTACGGTGAAGAGCAACAAGCACTGCAAGAGCAAATTACTACTGGCAATTTACTAACTATGTTAGCTGGGGGTGGTATGTTTGGTGGTGCTGCTGCTCCTGCTCGAGCACCTTACAAAGAGTTTACAAAGGGTATAACGTACCGTCCCAGAGAAGCACCAGAGCTTGCTATTAAAACGCCAGCAATAGACTATAACGAAGAAGCACAAAAATTATTAATGCGAACCCGCAGACGAGGAATGCTGGTATGACGTACCTTAACTTAATGAATAATGTACTACGCCGATTACGAGAAGAAGAAACAACATCGGTTACTGGTACTACCTACGTTAAGATGGTAGGTGATTTTATTAATGATGCAAAGAAAATGGTAGAAGAAGCAACTGATTGGTCAGCTTTGCGTTCTACTATTATTGTTTCTACTACTGCATCAGACAACACTTATTCGCTGACGGGCGGTAGTGACAACGTAAAGGTTATGTGTGTTCTTAACGACACGAGTAACTTGTTCATGGACTACCAAACAAAAGACTGGTTTAACGAACAGTTATATATTAGCAGTGCAGCAGAAGGTGAACCACGGTATTACACCTACAACGGTCTTGATGCTAGTGGTGATACGCAAATACTAGTAGGACCAACTCCTGACGGTGTATACAGTCTTCGGTTTGATGTTGTAAAAAGACAAGCTGATTTAAGCAGTAACACAGATACATTGCTAGTTCCTGCAATGCCTGTTGTACATCTTGCTGTAGCGTTGCTTGCACGAGAACGCGGTGAAACTGGTGGTACTTCTGTTGCTGAGTACTTCCAAATTGCTGATAAGTTTTTGTCTGACGCTATTGCTATAGACGCAGCAAAGCACCCTGAAGAGATGGTATTTAGGACTATTTAATATGGCTCAACAACTGCAAAGTATCAATCTTGTAGCTCCGGCGTTTAAAGGTGTTAACACCGAAGATTCGCCGTTGGCTCAAGACCCGTCGTTTGCAGAAATTGCAGACAACGCCGTGATTGACAAACGTGGTCGTATTGCTGCACGTAAGGGCCACACTGTCGTAACAACAAACAAGACTGTCCTTGGTACTGACTCGTTACGATCTATTAAAGAGTTTAAGGACAACGCAGGAAACACTAAGATATTTTCTGTAGGTAACAATAAGATCATTAGTGGTACAACTACACTAGTTGATGAGACTCCCGGTGGATACAGCATCACTGCAGACAACTGGAAGCTTGTAGACTTTAACGACAAGATCTACTTCTTTCAACGTGGGTTCCAACCTCTTGTGTACGACAACGCAGGAGGCTCTGTAATCACGCTCAGCAGCGTTTCTGGTGCAGCTGGTGTTACTAGTGCTATGTACGGTAACGAAGTCCTAGCGGCTTATGGAAGGCTCTGGACAGCAGACGTTACTGGAGACAAGTCTACTGTTTACTGGTCTGACCTTTTGATCGGCCATGACTGGTCCGGAGGCACTAGCGGTAAAATAGACATATCTAAGGTGTGGCCTGATGGCTATGATGAGATTGTAGCGTTAGCGGCACACAACGGACTGTTGATTATCTTTGGTAAGCACAGCATTGTTGCGTATCAAGGAGCAGAAGCACCAGCAACAATGGCATTGGCAGATACTGTAGCGGGTGTTGGTTGTGTTGATAGAGACACTGTGCAGTACACAGGTACGGATGTATTGTTCTTGTCTCACACCGGACTTAAGAGCTTTGGTAGAACAATACAAGAAAAATCAATGCCTATTAGCAGTCTGTCCGGTAACATTACCAAGGACATTATTGCTGCGTTGCAGAACGAGACTGAGTTCTTTAGGTCTGTGTACAGTCCTGAGGAAGGCTTCTACCTGCTAACCTTTACAGGACAAGACGTAACGTATTGTTTTGATGTGCGAAGTACTTTAGAAAATGGAGCATATCGTGTTACTCGTTGGCCGTCTACTAAGTTTACGTCATTTACACGCTTAGACAACGGCACGTTATACATTGGTACTAACAACGGTATTAGCACGTACACCGGCTACAGTGACAACGGAGAAGGCTACAGATTTAAGTACTATAGCCCAAGCTTAACATTTGGTGATAGCTCTAGAATCAAGATTTTAAAGAAGTTGAAGCCGACATTGGTTGGTGCAAACAACGCAACAGTATTTCTTAAGTGGGCTTACGACTTTGAAACAACGTACGCTACTGCAGAATTTACAGTAGGTAACCAAATTACTGGGTTTTATGGTGAAAGTGAGTACACCACCGTAGAGTTTACAGCAGGACAGTTGACCAATGCAAGGTCACTTAATACAACAGGATATGGAACAAGTGTGCAGGTAGGACTAGAGTCAGAGATAGACGGTTTTGCTTTGTCACTACAGGAGATTAACGTAATGGCTTTGATAGGAAAGCTACTTTAACGGGAGTAAAACATGGGACCTTTTCCAACAGTACAACCACCAACAACAGAGGAAAGTTCTGGTAACGCTTTTACAGAAATGTTAAGTGGCTTAGGGTCTTTTCTTTCTCAACCTGACGTTTTGCTTCCGGGTGTAGTTGGTGGACTATTAACAGGGGAAGCATACGGTCGTCTTAGTGATATAGGACGAGAGGCTAGAACAGGCGCAGAAGCTCTTGCTGCACAGCAAATGCAACAGACACAGTTTAGACCGTTTACTGTGACTACTGCTACTGGTGCCGGCATGGGTACTCAGGTAACGCCTGAAGGTGGTATTGAAACTACTATGGGCTTGTCTCCACAAGAAATTGCTTTGCAGAATCAACTACTAGGAGGTGCTGGTGGTTTCTTCGGTCAAGCGGTACAACCTACACTAGATCGTGAACAAGCTATCTTTGAGCGTATGCGTAGAACACAACGTCCTGAAGAGGAGCGTCAACGTCTTGCTACAGAAGAGCGTATGGCTGCACAAGGACGTCTTGGTTTAAGTTCTGCGGCGTATGGTGGTGCTACTCCTGAGTTGTTAGCTCAAGAAACTGCAATAAACGAAGCACGTAACAGGGCTATGTTAGCGGCTATGCAACAAGCTCAAGCAGAACAGATGCAACAAGCAGCATTAGGACAACAGTTCCTTGGTGCAGGTTACTTACCACAGCAACAACTTATGGCGGCTACTCAGCCTGCACAGCAGTTAGCAGCATTGCAACAACAAGCGCAGCTTCAAGGTGCTGGTTTGTTTGGTGAAGCGACTATGTCTGGTCTTGAAGCTCAGTTGGTTGCAGAACAGGCACGAGCTAACTTACTAGGACAAACAGGTACTGGTCTTTTACAAGGTGCGTTAACTCCTAGTACAACATCAACTGAAGCAGCTATAATTCAGAAAATTCTTGGAGGCTAAACATGGCTAAGTTTTCACAAGCGTTCCTGCAAGGACTTTTACAGCCTACTTATGGGCAAGGGATGTTTACTGCCGCACAACAAGCAGCACAGCTTCCGGGTCAGCTTAGACAGCAGCAAGCACAACAACAGCAGATGGAAGCATTGCGCTCTATGACGCCTATGCAACGCGCACAGTACTCTATGCAAACAGCTAAGACTCCTGCTCAGATTACCGCTGCTCAAACTCAAATGGACGCTGCTCAAGAAAGTATAGCTGCTGGTAAAAAAGAACAAGCTGCTGCTGAGTTAAATAAATTGTATCAGCAATACATAACTGAAACTAATCCTGAAAAGATTGCTAGTCTTGAAGGTCGTATACGTAGTCTGGCATCAGCTGCTGGTCGTGATGTTACTGCAGTAGAAAACCAACTACAGGCTATTCGTAGTCGTAGGGCAACGGGAGCTACTGAACAACAGTTTGAAGCCTTCTTTGATAAGTACGTACCGGACGATAAAAAAGAAGAGTATCGTGGTCTTACTCAGGCGCAGATACTAACTCGTCTTGATGAAGATGCCGATGTAGAAGAAGCAAGAGAGTGGGCTAAGTGGTTGAACAAGAACACCATAACTGACGGTAACAGGCAGGAAGCTATTAATCTTGCAGTACAGGCATTTGGTAGTAAAGCAGCGGCAGAGGTAGCTAGAGCAGAAGCTAGTCAGCTGTCTAAAGCTAAAGAGTCTAAAGCAGAGCGTAAGCGTACTTTGTTAGTTACTTATCAAGGTAGGCAGGATCCTATGATGGCTGCTATGGGTCAACCTGCTCCTACTGCAAAGCCAACCAAGCTAGAGATTTACTTAGATGAAGATGGTAATGTTCCTGAAAGAATTGACAACCTATTAAATGATACTGCTATTTCTGCAATAGGTCAAGACTTTAATTATGTATGGTCTCCTCGAGAAGTTCCTGAAAGAAATGTTTCACCTACTCAGCCTACAAGTACAGTTCCTACTCTTAATCAATTGATGGGTGGTTAATAATGGTACAGCTGGTCGTTAAAGAAGACGACACTAAGCAGACACCTACAGTAGAAAAACTATTAGAGAAATACGGCAACACGCCTATTGATCAAATACCCGTAGATGATCTGTTAGTGATCTTTGGGGATACCCCTACTAATGAAATACCAGAGCAAGTTCGCGCTACTCTAATGAACGCGGCTGTCCAGCGTAGGGCTAAAGAGCTTGGTCCTGAAGAGGCTGGGTTTAGTGGTCTTACTTCTGCACAGGCAGCAGAGATGGCTCCGTTTGCTGCTGGTGGTATGGGTATTCAACGTATAAACGCAGCATCTATAGCTGGCTTTACAGATGGCTTAATGGATTCTCTTCGTGGTTTAGGCTTAGCACCTAAGAAGTCCCTCGAAGAAGAATTTGACACCAGAGTAGAACTAGCTAGAGCGCCTGAAGATTACTTTTCAGGTATGTTAACAGGTTCTGTTGCTGATCCTGTCGGCTTAGCTGTTGGTGGTGTAGGCGGTAAGTTAGCTGTAGCAGGTGCTACTAAAGCTCTACCTAACGCTCCTAGAATAGCTACTGCTTTAGGTATTACTGCTGGCGGTGGTGCAGAAGGTGCGGCTCAGGGTGCTCTTATTCCTGTATACGAAGAGTTCGGTGACAGCCGTTTAATGAACACTCTTTATGGTGCTGGTATAGGTACTGTCTTGGGCGGTGCGGCTGGTACTGCAGGGGCTGTTGTTACTCCACCGCTACGTGCACCTGAAGTAAAACCAGAACTAGCACCACAGCCTGTATCTTTACAGCCCAAAGCTCTGTCGGGTCAAGACTACAAGCCTCGTATGAACAGACCTGTAGAGACTCCTGTCACTACTGCCGCTGTAGAGCCTACACCTCAAGTTACTCGTTCTACTCCTGCTACGCTTAAAGTACAAAACATAGATCAACAGATTGCAGACCTTGAGCAAAAAGCACAACAAGTAGGACGTAAGAAGCGTAAGCCTATCGAAAATCAGATAGAGAAACTACGTATTGCTAGACAGAACGAACTTAACCAAGCTAACGAGAAAGCCGCTGTCATTAAAGAAAAAGTTGTCTCACTAGAGAACCAGCTAGATAGGTTGTCTCGCCGCAAAGAAGAACTACAACCCGGAGAGGCTGGTGCAAAGGCTAGGCAAGCTCGTGCAGAACGAAGAGCAGAAGAACTACAAGAAGAAATAGATACTCTTACTGGTCTAGATTACTCACCTAACGGCGGATACGTTGTTACTATATCAGGCGTAGGATACGATAATCCTTTGCAGATTGTTAACAAGAAAAACAGATTAGAGTTAAACAATCCTACTGATGCAGAAATTAGCGTAAAGCTACCACCACCTAAAGAGACTGGTGATCCTGTTACTGATGCAGCGAACAAGTTAAATTATATCCTTAACTCTGACGATGCTGCTCCACGGTTAGGATTAGATGCTCCACCTAGTGCGTCGTCTGCTGGTGTACGCCCTGCAGTACAGTATGCACAAGAAGTATCAGCAGGTGTTGATGAAGCAGCAGCGCGTCGGGCTGGTGAAATGCCACCGTCTACTGCTAGAGATAGAGCAGATATGCCTGTAGGTAGAGACATAGGCAGACAAGAAGAGATGACCCAAGAAGAAATAGGTCGTCGTGCTGCATTGCTTGCTGCATCAACAGAACAGAAGCAACGTCAACAAGCCAAGCAGATGGGACTCAAGGACGAGGATGTTGACTGGGCTATTCAGAACCTTCCTACTATTTCTGAGCGTAAGTTTACGTATGATAACGTAGAGCAAGCAGCTGCTAGATTAAAAGCAGGTCCAATCGGTAGAGACTATGATACACTCGTAGACTTTATTATGGATCAACCCCAAAACAGAATCTTTTCACCAGAAGAAATGGAAGCGCTGCGCCCACTATTCATTGAGGCTAACAACAGAGTAGACCAGACTTTGAGGCAGATGCGTAAGCTGAAGAAAGACGGTCAGGCTGACAGCGCTGAGATGGTTAAGTTAGTAGAAGATCTGTACTTTAATAATTACATTGCAGAGTTACAACGCACTAACGGTCGTGCTGCTTCTCATATTATGCTGCAAGCTAAAAAGACTAAGCGTTTTGTAGCAGAGAATACACGTCGTGTTAATCGCAATCAACTAATCACCAACCTGTTTGGAGTTAAGTGTGGCTAGAAAAGTTATATCAAAAGAGTGTGAAGAAAGCATTAACAGAGTTCTTGCTGCTGTTGACTCTATGCCTGAAGAATTTGAGTCTTTACGTCCTGAACTTGTTAGGAGCCTTTTAAATGATGGAGGCACTAAGAATTTTAATACGTTATCTGTTATAGCTTCTGCATACAACAACTCTTTATTAGGATCGACAGGTATGCTTATGGCTAACATAGCTTCTGCTATGGCGCAAGGTATCTTGTACGTTCCTAACTCTATGATACGAAACGGGGTAGTTAATACTTATTCTGCTTTTGCTGCACTAGCTGGTAGAGATTCTCAGATGTT